TCCTCTCTCACCATCCTGCCTTCACCGCGCAGGATCCAGTTGCAGTCAATCTCTGGAAAGTGTTCCGCTATGGATACGAGAGTCGATACGTTGATGCGTTGACCGTTCACTTGCCTCCATAAGTTAGCCTGGGTTTGTCCTATTTTCTTGGCGAAAGCGGTTTGGGACAGTCCGCTATACTCAATAATCGCCAGCAATCGTTCCACTATCATAATCAGCCGTGTTTTGTTAATAATAGTTAAATATAGTGCAAATAATACGTTTTCGTTTTGAAATTATACAAATCCGTATTACCTTTGCATCAATCAATCAAACATGATGCAAATTTAAGCGAAATGTTTGAATTGACAAAACATTTTTAATCAAACTTTTACGATATGGAAACGGAAATTAAAAAAATGGAAGAGCAGGTCAACGAGACCGAGCGCATGAACGAGAACAAGACGATTGATGAGATGGCACAGTATTACACCGACCTCAAGGCCGAGAACGAGAGCCTCGCCAAGAAGGTTGATGACCTGCGAGAAATCAATTCCAGGACGTACCGCAAGGTCGAGATCCTCAAGGGCGCACTCATCTCGCTCAAGGAGAAGTACAGCATCACCGATGGCGACTACTACGCCGCCCTGGTTTCGGGAGGCAACGGTGAACTTGACATCGACGCCATCCTCTACCAGTTATCGAAGTAACCGTCAAACCACCAAACCAACACCGCTATGAATTTCTACAAGGTATCAGTCGTGTACAATGAGCGACACATGACAGAGGACATCTTCAACGATGAGAGCGCCGCCAGGGCTGCATTTGCCGAGGCTGACCGCAATCCCCATGTTTGGGGCGCGAAACTCTACAACTGCGAGTTCAAGAACGGCAGGCTGGAGACGACAGACTGCATTGTAAGGGTGTAACAAACATCTAAGCACATTCCGAAGTTTGGCAACTTCATGGCCTCTCGCGATGAGGGCCACCGCAGTAGCACAAGAGCAGTGCCGCCCATGCCCGGGCGAGATGGTGAGTGCGAGTCCACCCTGCGGACACAAGCAGAGTTCCTTGACATGCTGACAGCAAGACGGTAGAAGGCTACGGACTTGCAACGAAATCCAGCCATCCGAAGACGCTGGTGGTGTGACCAGGCACCGGGAACCTGGCGGGGACAATCGTAACTGGCCTCGAGAAACCAGTGACGTGTTATGGACGAAAGCAACGGCATAGGCCGACACTGATAAAGTACGATTTTTTCTCATAGGCACCGTTAAGCCGATGGGGGTACGATCCACAATCCTTGAGGGGTGTGGTGGGCCAGAGGAACTGACGGAACTGGGGTCGTAAGCTTCAACTGATAGAACACTCGCCCATTGGCGAGAGATGCAGGTTTGAGTCCTGCCGACTCCACTCTAATTTGTGTGTTTTTCATGGTAAATAATAGATTTTCCCCCTGCTCCGTCGGGAGACGCAGGCAGGGTTTTTAATTCGACAATTCAATCATTTTCACTATATGGAGACTAAACAACAATCAACTACTGACGCCATCCGCTCGATGGCAGTGGGGGACGAGCTTCAGTTCCCCGCCACTCGTGCCGAGTACATCCGCACGATCACCGGCTCACGCCTCATCCCCGAGCGCCAGTCCGGTATGCGCTGGTCAACCGTCGTTGACAACGATGCCAAAACTATAACGGTCAAGCGCATCGCATGACACGGCAGGAGATCGAGAACCGCCTGCTTGAGAACATCCTCGCCGTGACCTCGGGGATGACCATCGGCAAGCGCAAGGCCGCCCGCATCGTGGGAGGCGAGAAGAAACTGGAAGCGCTGCACATCGCTGGTGCTATCGAGTGCCAGGGAAAGGGCAGCAGCCAGAACGGGAAATGGAGATACAACCTTTCCCAAGTCCTGCAACATTGCAGGAGAACGTAGGGCCACGAAAGTCAAACATTTAATTCGTACAACAATGAAGAAGTTTTTTGTTATCACAACCGCTTGTCTGCTGCTGGTGTTCTACCACCTCATCCCGGCAGACGCTCCCCGTGAGGATGTGTGGCAGTGGCTTCTCGCCTCGGTCGCCGCATCCTCGCTGCTGTACTTCCTGTTCGCCTCACTGGAGACGAAGAAGTGACCCGAAGCCCTGGGCGCGTCGGTCAGTCATCAATCAAACATGATGCCGCTGGGCACCGAGAGGTGCGAGGCCGCAGTTCCACTATTGCTGACGTGCCCGAGGCCAAAGGTTAAACAATGTTGGTGGGTGCAAAATAAGGGCATTGACACTGCCCGTAATCCGCCAATAATCACTACCTTTACAATGCTTTAATTAACTATAGTCAAACATTTAATTCTTACGGAAATGGAAAAGAAAGAATTGAAGAAAAGCGTGTTCGAGACGCTGAATGCTATCGACGTCAACGAACACACCGAGAAGAAGAACGGGCTGACGTATCTGAGTTGGCCCTGGGCATGGGCAACCGTCAAAGGGCTTTACCCCGACACTGCCTATGAAGTCCGCCATTGGGACGGCAAGCCGTTCTACTATGATGAGGTGCTCGGCTACATGGTTGAGACCACCGTTACCATTGAGGGCGAGTCCAAGACCATGTGGCTCCCTGTGATGGACAGCAAGAACAAGGCCCAGAAGTCGCATCCCTACACCTACACTGTTACATTCCGAGGCAAGACCGAAGAGAAGTCCGTCGAGGCTGCCACGATGTTCGACATCAACACCGCAATCATGCGCTGCCTGGTCAAGAACTTGGCGATGTTCGGTCTCGGCCTCTACATCTATGCAGGTGAGGATCTGCCCGCAGTCGTTGTCGAGCAGGCCAAGGAAGCCGCAGCCGCTGAGTTGCCACAGGCCATCGAAGAGATGAAGGCTGTGAAGAGCCGCGACGAATACCTCGCTTGCTGGGACAAATGGGCTCGCAAGCGCCCTGAATTTAGTGTCAATGGGCATGACTTCTACAAAATCGCTGTCGAGATCGGCTCAAAATTCCCTCAGCAGTAATTTTCTACGATCATGATAAAATTTGAAGACCTAAAGCAGTCGGCGGTAGTGTTTAATGAGGATGCTCATACCTACCGCCGTGGCGATGAGGAATTGAGTGGCATCACCGGCCTCATCCATTCAGTGTTGCAGTTGGGCGTTTACCCCGAGGCAAACGAGTTCGTCAAGCAGGTGCAGATCCCGAAGGCTGGGCACTACGGCACTTGCGTCCACAAGGCCATTCAGACCTTCGACACCATTGGCATCGAGGCCACCCAGTTCCCCGAGGTTGTTCACCACACCCGCGACTATGGTGATGTGTTGTTCCCTGCCCATGACGTGTCCTACGAGTTGCACCTCTACCGCACCCACAAGCTGACCAAATGCCGCACACTTGCCAGCGAGTTCACCGTATCGCTCGGTCGCTATGCGTCGCAGATTGACAGCACATGGGTCGATGATGATGACAACATCTACCTGGTGGACTTCAAGACCAACAACCTGGATTATTACCCCGGTGGCAAGGCTGGCCTCATGGAGTACCTGTCATGGCAGCTCAGTTGCTATGCGGTGATGTTCGAGTTGCAGACGGGTTTGAAGGTCAAAGGGCTCTATGGTCTATGGATCCGCAAAGAGGACTGCGAGAGATGGGAAATCGCACGCATACCTGACGAGCAGGTTCTCAAGTTGTTGGAGACTGAACTGGTCATCAACCCTGATGGCTATCCTCATTTCCTCTACATCAATGAGGGGATGCAGGTGTACAACACCAAGGCCGATGTGGTGGAAGCACCCACCAAAGGTCTGGTGGTGCCTCAAGAGATTACCACTGCAATCGCCAATCTTGTCAAGGCCGAGAAGTTGGCCAAGGACATGAAGGAAAAGCTGCGGGAACTCATGGAGAAGAACAACGTCACCAAGTGGGAGTGCGATGCCTTCACCGCCACCATCGGCAAGGATAGCGTCGCCAAGAATTTCGACTCCAAGGCTCTTGAGGCTGACGACCCAAAGACGTATGCCAAGTACGTCAAGACTGTAAAGAGAAAAGGAAGTTTCACCATTAAAGCGAAGTAATCATGTCACTGAATAAAGTTTTCCTCATCGGCAATGTTGGCCGCGACCCCGAAGTGAGGACATCACAAAGCGGCAAGTTCGCCACGTTCACCCTCGCCACCACCGACAGGGCCTACACCACCAAGAGCGGTGTTCAGGTTCCCGAGCGCACCGAGTGGCACAATATCGTTGTCGGTTCCAACGGCCTCGCCGAAGTAGCCGAGAGGTACATCCGCAAGGGGACAAAACTCTTTATCGAGGGCAAGATCCGCACCCGCAAGTACACGGGCAGGGACAATGCCGAGCACTACGTTACCGAGATACTCGTTGACAACTTCGAGTTGCTTGGTGGCCGTCCCGAGCAAGCCGGTGCTCCAGCCCCTGGCGCACCTGCACCTGCGGCACCAAACCCTAACCCGCCGTTCTACAACCAGCAGCGCAGCCAGGCTCCCGGTGCTCCCGCTCCTGGTGGCTATCAAGACATGTGATATGGCAGCACGAATTGATGATAAGGACTTTCTCATCATTGAGTGTACCAGTGATGAGCTTAGCGCAGTAACCCTCATGCCTTGCATCTGCGACTATTGCGCAAAGCCTTCCGAGACTGGGTACTACATCGCAGTGCTCAACAGTTGGTATTGTCCCAAGTGCTACAAGCGCTGGAGAAAATCCGCAAGGCCATACGAGTCTGACAAACCGATTGAGCGCAGGAATTTCCAGCACTACGGCACTTTACTTGGTGTATTATGATAATCCACCTCAAGAAAGATAATGGCCACGTCACCGACCAAAGGAGCCTCGACCAGTGCATGGCCTGGCTCCCCAACGGTGACTATGTGGCAACCATCGAGACCAGGGCGCAATGGGAAAAGAAACAGCCTCGTTCCTTGAGCCAGAACGCCCTGTTCTATGTGTGGTGCCATCACATAGCAGCGTTCTTCAACGCGACCTATGGCGATGATCACTGGAACAAGGACAATGTTCACGACCTGTTCTGTGAGATGTTCAAGCAGCCGATCGTGCTGCCTAACGGTCAGGTCATCGACAAGTGGGTGGAGACATCGAAGCTCACCAAGAAGCAGATGACCGAGTTCATGAACAAGATCCAGTCCTACATGGCCACCGAGCACGGGGCAACCGTCCCGCTGCCCGATGACGACAAGTACAGGGATTTCCAAGCGGAATACTCATAATTTTTAACGAGAACTTTTGCATAGTGCCACGGCCACCTGTGAAGGCCGCCGTGGGTTTTCCAATGTTTTCAAGGTTAGTTAATGTTTTTAGATGGTTTGCCCCGCTCGTGCAGCGGGGTTGCATGGCGGTGACGGTCGGCGCGTGAAAAATGAACTCTTGAAAAGCCGCGCGTCCCTGGTCCGATTCCAGGGCTGCCTCACAGTAATTTCTTTTTCATAATGATTAAAGATTTGGAGTTATTACATTTCATCACCCCTGCCGTGAGGCACTGGTGAGGCAACACCTGGCCCGGGAAGGGCGACATAAGTAAAAAGTTTTTTCATACCACAAAAGTTAAAAAGTTAATAAATAAAGTAATTTTTGGAAGGTTACCGCTTCGTCGTGAGACGCGGCGGTTTTCACATCACCTGGCCCGGGAAGGGCGAAATCATACTAAGTGCTTTTAATGGTTTGTTTTACAGAACGACACCCTGCCAGCCGTGAGGCTCGCAGGCGAACATCACCCGTCCTGTTCGGGTACAAGCAGGAAACCTCGTCGAGGTCGGAGCGTCGGAGCGAACACGCTATGGTATAAGAAGCCTTGGACGTCCTCGACACCCATCACTGCTGGTCGGGGTGAGCGGTAACGCCACCCTCGGAATAATGGTCACAGGCTTCGGCCTGACGCATCAAAAAGCCTCGCACGGCCAGCAGAACCACAAGGCAGGATGGCGGGAACGGCAACGCCCCGCTGGACAGTCACAGCAGCCGCAAGGCTGTGCTCTCGAGAATGTAGGACATCCTGCCTTTTCAACGCATCCTTGCAAGGTGGCCGAGTTGCCGGCCTTAACGCAGCGCTTTTTGTAAAAGAGTTGGAGTGGCAGCGAGCCACGGAAGACCCGCTCGGACGTGTCCGGGCCGCGTAACATGAACGGTATTTTCCACATCTAATGTGGTGCGTTTTATCGCAGTGACACTTATCGCAGTGGTACGCTACAAGTTATCCTAAAAGGTATTTTCACATTTTTTCTTAATCCTCCCTCCCTGCCGTGAGGCGATGGAGGGACACGGGGATGAAGACCTGCACGATGGGCAAGGCAGGGATAATCCGGGAATGAGCAGCGGGTCCAATTCCCGCCATCCCCGCAACGTGAATTTCTTTCCGTTTCTGTGTGCGCATTCCGTCGGCAAGTAACCCCGGCGGGTGCGCTTTCCAAAAGTCAAACATTTAATTCAATGAAATACGAACTACGAGACTACCAGTCCAAGGCTGCTAACGCTGCCGTCAATTTTTTCAACGAGAAAACGAAAAAGAAAAGCAACGGCTTGCTCATCCTGCCGACTGGCGCTGGCAAATCGCTGGTGATTGCCGACATCGCCTCGCGCATTGATGAGCCGCTGATTGTATTGCAGCCGAACAAGGAAATCCTTGAGCAGAACTTCAAGAAGCTGCTCTCCTATGACGTGTTCGACTGCTCGATCTATTCGGCGAGTCTGCACCGCAAGGAAATCAACCGCATCACCTTCGCCACCATCGGCAGCGTGATGAACCACCTGCATGACTTCGATGTGTTCCACAAGATCATCATCGACGAGTGCCACCTGGTCAACCCCGGTGAGGGACAGTACAAGGAGTTCATCGAGGCAGTCGAGGGTAGAAAGGTTGTCGGCTTGACCGCGACACCCTTCAGGCTCGGCCAGACGATAGACCCCAAGACCATCAACTGGAAGGTGCCGCAGTACGGCTCCATCCTCAAGTTCATCACCCGCACACGCCCCCGCATCTTCGACAGGGTGTTGTACTTCTGCCAGGTGCGGGAACTGCTCGACCGTGGCTATCTCGCAAAGCTGCTCTACTTCGATATGGTTGAGATTGACGGCAAACGGCTTGACATGGATAACGTGAAACTGAACACAACGGGAGCCGATTACGACGAGAAATCGCTGAAGGCCGAGTATGAACGTGCCGACTTCTACGAATATAGCCTGCAGATCATCAACCGCCTCCTGCACCCGAAGGACGGGAAACCGAGGAACGGCATACTGGTGTTCACCAAGTTCGTCGAGGAAGCAGAGCGATTGACCTGGGACCTCGACGGTGTCTGCGAGATGGTGTCGGGCGCTACGCCCATGAAGGAGCGTGAGGCTATCCTTGAACGCTTCAAGAGTGGCGAGACTAAGGTTGTGGCCAACGTCGGTGTGTTGACTACAGGCTTCGACTATCCGGCACTCGACACAATAGTTTTGGCCAGGCCCACGATGTCGCTGGCTCTCTACTACCAGATGGTCGGTCGTGCCATCCGTCCTTACCCCGGTAAGGTGGGGTGGGTGATTGACCTGTGCGGCACGGTCGCAAAGTTCGGTGCCGTTGAGGATTTGACCATTGACCAGGAAGGGGCCAATAAGTGGATCATCACCGGCACCAAGGAGAAGAAACAACTTACTAACATCATAATGCGCAAATAATATGGCAATGAAATTCTTCAACAAAAAGGTCTATATCGTGCCTGGGTCGAAGCACAGGTTCCGCACCGAGCATGATGCGGTGTACTTCTGCAATGAACATGGCATCGACACCGCTTCGATAGAGAAGTATGACTCGACCAAGGAATATGACCGCTGGCTTGAGCTTCAGCAGCAACAGGCCGAAGGCAAGATAAGCGACCTGCGCCGCCAGGTCGAGTATGAGCTCATCCCCGCCCATGTGGAGCGGGTCTATGTGAAGGACAAGGTCATCAAGGACTGGATAGTGCAGAACGAGCATTTCCCGACCCAGAAGGCCGCCCACGCACGATGCAAGGAACTGGGCATCCAGTATGCCTCTGCCGAGTGCTCCAAGAAGGTTGAGAGAGTGTATAAGGATGTTGTCATCGAGCAGAACGCCGTCTACACAGCCGACTTCGTGTATGTGCAGGATGGCGCAACCATCGTCGAGGACACCAAGAGCGAGTACACCAGGAAAGAAAAGGACTACGTCTTGCGACGGAAACTGATGCTGCATGTCCATGGCATCAAAATCGTCGAGACATGAAACCGACAGCACTATGGAGGATTGGTGGATTAAGATTTTCCCGTACCGCTTGCTCGAATGGGAGTGGTACGATGATCTCTACATGTTCCGCCTATTCATGCACCTGTTACTGAAAGCCAATTACAGGGACAAAGAATGGCACGGCACCATCATCAAGCGAGGCCAGTTGGTCACGTCCCTGGGCCACCTCAGCACAGAGACGGGGCTATCTTACCGAAATGTAAGGACTTGTCTTGATAAACTTGAAAAGACAGGCGAAATCGTCAGGCAAGCGACAAACAAATTTACCATTATAACAGTCTGTAAATATGGCAAATACCAACAAGCACCAGCCGACGAGCGACAAACAACTGACAAACAAACGACAAACAAACGACAAACAAACGACAAACAACTGACAACAACTATAGATAATAAGAGTATAAGAGATAAAGATATATCTTCTACTGACGTAGAAGATGCTGCTACGAGTCGTGTCGAAATCGACTTTGTTGCGGTGAAGGATTTCTTCAATCGCACGATGGAAAATGCGTCAATCCCGAAGATCCGGACTAAGATTGACGGACGTCGCAAAGAGATGCTTACCGCCCGCGTGCGTGAGTACGGCATCGACATGGTCTATGAGGTGATTACCAAGGCCGCTGCTTCCTCATTCTTGAACGGTGGCGGTAACCGAGGTTTCGTCGCCGACTTCGAGTGGCTGATGCGCCCGAACAATTTTCCGAAGGTTTTAGAAGGCAACTACGATAATCATGAAACCAGTACAATCAATAACGGACATAGTAACAACGGCACCGACCGGAATGCAAAACTCCTCCAGGACGGTGCCCGCGCCATTGCGGCACTTGCAGCCCAAGGTGGACAGCCTGCTGAAGTCCCATTCTGACCTCGGCTCGTTCATGACCACCTACAACCCCGACCTCCAGTCAACGTGCGCCAAGCATGAGGACAGGTCGTACTTCGGCAACGCGCCGATCCTGGTTGTGCTCAACTACGCATACAGCGAGACCGCAGCCGAGCAGTGGCTGGTTCCCCAGCTGATTGACCTGTGTGCCTACTGTGGCGTCCGTGAGAAACTCAACGAGCGGCAGATGCGCCAACTTGCCGGCGTAATCGTCAGCGAGTACGGCTATCTCAAGACAACCGAGCTGATGTTGTTCTTCCATAGGTTCAAGGCTGGTCAGTATGGATTGTTCTACGGCAGCATCGACCCGCTGGTGATCATGCAGGCCCTTGAGAAGTTCTGCAAGGAGCGCAGGGTAGCGGTTGAGCATCACGAGCGGGAGCAGGAACGGATGCGAGAGGAACAGGAACGAGCCACCAGGGCCACGTTCTCCACGCAGGAATTCTGCCGCAGCGTTGGGTTGCCCGAAGGCAGCAGCGTCATTGAGGTGATGCGGATGCGTGACCGGATCATCAACTTCATTGAGGGCGTTGTCTGGTGCATCAACCTCATGTGGGCTTTGGTTAATGCGCCAAAGTCTTACGCCCACCCACGTTAAAAAGAGTTGGTGCGACGCAAAAATGGCGAAAATCAGAACCGCCCAAGGTTACATCAGTATTAACTTTACAGTGCAACCAATATAAAAGTCAAACATTTAATTCTTATGAACGAGACAACCAAGAAACAATT